ACCACTTACGATACCGCCTACCAATGGCAGACTCTCAGCGGCTTGCTCAATCTGTTGAATACGACCACCAAACGCTGAACCCGGAGTCAAAGGAATCCCCTGCTCACGCAATGCGGCAGCTTCAGGACGTACAGCAGGAGCCATTAAACGACCAAGACCGCTTACAGCAGCAGTACCAGCACCACCCATTAGACCGCTAGATACAGCACCTCCGGTTACATCTTCAGTCGCTTTACCAGCACCAGTAGCCGCACCCATACCAGTACCTAGCAAGACATCCGTTAGGATTCCAGCACCGCGAGTAATAGGTTTTGCCGCTATAGCAGCAGGTGCAGCCATACTAGCCGCAAACTCAGTACCGCCAGCTCTCATAGGCTGTTCCTGAGCAAACTGGCCTTGTTGAGCGCGTAGTTGATCCCTAATCTTCTCGTACTCAGCACCGCTAATGCGACCACTACGGACAGCCGCTTCCAGTTCATCAGCAAAGCCAAAGGTTAGACCTTGAGCAGCAGAACGAGCAGTCTCAGCACCCGTTGAATAAGGAACTGGAGCCACTACAGACGGGCTAGGAATAGCCGGAGTTCCTTGCTGTTTAGCAATTTCCTCAAGACCAGAAGTAGATACCTTATCTAGCTTTCCAGCCCTAAGGTACTCTAGGTCTTTGGTAGAGAGTTTGGACAAATCCATTATTTGCCCTTTCTACGATCTAATTCCTGTTGGATAGCGTTTACATCAAACGCAGGAGCTACACCTGCTGGCATATTCGGAGCAGCACGACCTGACTTAATCATGGCTGAATCAATCAGGCTTTTAAGCCGGTTTTGCTTGTCTTTAATGGTTGCTTGCTTATCTCCCAACTGAGGAAAATATGACCGACGATAGTTCTCTAATTGCTCTCTGGTATAAGCAGCACCAGTACCCAATGTCAACGCAGCATCAAGAATCTCTAACTGAGCAGCCTCTACTTGCTGACGAGCTTCAGGATTTGCCAAGTTTTTAAGATACTCAGAGCCGGTAAGGAACCTAACAGCTTCAGCACCAAAATTAGGAGAAGCAGCCGTAGGTTTAGCACCCACAACAGTCTGCAACTGGTTTAGCGAATTAACAACACGGTTCGTTAGGAATCCAGCAGTACGCTCTGATTCCGTTGGCATATTGATATTCGTAGCACCTGCCTTACGTTCAGCAATACGCATCTCATACAACTTATTCTCTAGTTGCATGAGTTCAGCAGGGTTCAGTTCTTCAATAGCGCGACCTTGGAACAGACCAGCAGCTACACGACGATCCTGATTCGTGTAATCAGTCTTTTTAGTGACGAACTCAATAGATTTCTGCTCAATGTCCTGTAGACGCTGAGTCAGTTCATTCATCGTTATCGCACCAGATTCAGCAGCCTGTCGCAAATTAGCAACACGACCCTTAAACTGCTGAGGAACAATATTTTCAACTGCTTGGAAATCAAATCCAGCAACAGCGTAACGGTCTAGTTCCTTGTTGATAAGACCAATTTGTTCTTGATTACGTTTGATAATCTCATCAGCACGTTTACTAGGCGAAACACTTAGTCTTTCAATTTGGCCTAATAAAACATTCTTTTTCGCTAACAAAGCGGCATCAGGGCCAGCCTTATCTTCAACCGCTACTTCTGGTAATCTTGGCTTATCTTCTGATGGCGCAGCACCAGACGGTGTAGCCATAGCCGCAGCAGCAGGAGCAACTGATACAGGTGGTGGTGCTGTTGGAGCAGCTAGAGCCTGTTGAATAGGCGCATTTTCAGCCAAGAACTTAATAGCCTCAGCAGGATTAGCCCGAATATACGCTTGCATAGTCGGATCATCTTTAACCCGTGGGTCTTGCAACAACTGTTCAATAGCTTGCAACTGATACTGTGACTGAGCTATCTTTTGACGATTAAGCAACTGGTTAATACCAGCCTCATAGGTCTGACCAGCACCAGAAAATCCTTGAGCAGCAGCCGTTAGAACATTCTGTAACGCAGAACGTCTAACACCACCAGCACCCATACCCTGAGCCAATGCAGCACCAAAACCTAGCAATCCCGCTAGGTTCGATCTTTTCTGTAGTGCAGCAGATTGGTCTGGCCCTAGTAGACCTTCATAGCCTACTGGTACGCCACCAAAGATATTAGGTACATAATCCTCTATTGCCATAATGTCACCTACATTAAACTAATCTGTGGTGCTGCGAATGATGGTCTTTGTTGCTCCATAGCAATCTGCTTACCTCTCATCAAGCCCATACCCTCGATAGGCTGACGATTCATCTCTTGTTGTGCCAAGTTAGTACCTACGTTCATCGTAAATGGATTTTCTTTAGCGAAAGTATTTAACGCTGAAGGCACTTCTTTCAAAGTTGCTAATAGACCCGGATTAGCCATCGCAGAACCAGCAGCCGTATTCATAGCACCCATCGATAGCGCAGGATTAGCCGCTATACCGGCAGCCTGAGCAGCACCACCTGTCGCAGCACCAGCAGCACCACTAGCTGCACCAAATACACCGCCACCGATACCACCTAGCAACGCACCAGTTAGCGGATTACCGCCTCTAGCAGCAGATACACCACCGCCTAGAGCAGCACCAATCAACATAGGTTCCATTCCAGACATTATTTACCCCCACCAGAGCTAGTAGTCGTTTCCAATGGCGCACCATAGAAGATATTCGCAGCACGTTGCAGACGATCCAATGGCAAGTCTTGTGCAGCCAATTGACCCTGAATAGCCTGTAGATCGTAAGCCTCTCGACCTTGACCAACTTGCAATAGTTTCTGAATGTCTGCGTAATCCTGAGCAGCCAATCCCGGAGCCATTCCAGCCGCTGCACGTTGTCTCTCTAAGTCACCCGCAGTAATCTGTTGAGCAGCACCTAAAGCCCCTAAACGAGTCTGGAGAGCCTGTTGCTCACCTGCCGTTAGACCACTAGCACCAGCAAATCTATTCGCTATAGCCTGTTGCTCAAAGCCACCCAAACGACCCATAGCAGCCTCTTGAGCCTGACGCTCTGCCATGTAATTCGCTAGGTAGGCTTTTTGATTTTGTTCTGCTAATCCTCTAGCCAAAATATCTTGAGATTTAGCCGTTTGCTGTGCCATTGCACCTGAGCCATAACGACCAGCAGCAGCAGCTTGAGCCTGTAGATTCTTCATGCTCTCGCCAAACTGCTCACCCGCTAGACGGTTAGCCTGACCTAAAGCACCTTGTAGATATTCGCTACCACCACCTAGATAAGCACCGCCAGCAGTAGAACGAGTTAGACGAGCAGCCTCAGACTCCGGCTGACCTTCCATCATTGAACGATAGAAGCCAGCACTAGGATCAGCAGCACCCATGCCCATAGACTCAATCTTAGCGGCATACGGACTCGTATAGCCCATTTGCTGTGACAAGACATTCTGAGCTTGCCCTACTAGCGGAGAGCCAGCTAAAGCCCTCTGTTCAGCCATAGACATCGCTTGCTGAGTCGCTGAAGATGGGCCTACAGCCAAAGTCTCAGGAGCTTCCGGCATCGCTTGATACCGCTTTTTAGCTTCTTCTAAAGCAAAAGTGATAAAAGGCTTAAACTCTGGCCCTATCTCTGTCCGACTTTCTTGTCCACCGCCACCCATATTAGACCTCGCAAATCCATTTTCTAGGACGGAATCCGTAATGACTCGCCCTACGTTGCCAACCCTGACGATGACTGGAAAAGGTTAAGTATTTGACACTAGAATTCTGTGCCATATTCTTAATGAATTGTAAACCTTTTTCAACCACTTGATAATCGTTTTCTAATGTCCAAGCCGCCCAAATATGTAGCTCATGACCTAGCGGCTGCAATACAAAGAACCCTACAAAATGCTTGTTTTCTAACGCTATCCACAGCATCGATTTCTGGTTAAACAGATCGACGTAAACATCCTCAACTATCCAAGGCTCAGGACTTTTTTCTTTAATCTCATCTAACCCCGGCTTTATCGTAGGCCACCAATTTCGTATCTCCTGCTGCGGTACAAAGTTAAATTCTGTCATCCGACTATGATGTATCCGTAAGTTTTGTCTGCTGTGTTATTTGCCCAATGGTTCACAGTAGCCGAACCTTGTTGCCTATTTGAAACGTATAAGTTAGTTGTTGCAGCCGTAGAAACATAATTTAGCGTAACAATAGCAGAAGGAATCGAAGGTCTGGTAGGACTTGTGCTAGTTTCAAAATGTTCTAGCGAAACGCCTGTATTAGTTACTCGCCACATAATCTCAGCATAATCATTAGCGTTCATTTCCATAAAGAAATTCATTGCAGCAATTAAGTGTGACGGATCGCCTGTGCTTTTTCTCGCTGGCAAAGCAAATCGGCTATTAGAGCCATCTACATTCGTTCCATTCTTCCTAAACCAAATATCTACATCTTGCGAATCATTCGTAGTGTTCTTGTACTGTAACGAGAACTGAATGTTGTAAACACCGTAATTCCTGACGTTAAGACGAGAACTGTTAGAAAGATAGATGCCATTTGAGTAATCTGTTGTATTTAATGTAACAGCGTAAGCAGTAGTCGTATTCGCAGCAGTCTGGTCTGTGGTGTCCTGAAACGCCCCGTAAGGCATTGAATCAGATTCAGCATTGTCAGACATAGGCGTAAAGAAAATCAGGCTGTCATAGCCTATACGCTCATCAAATAGGGTCGTTGTGGTGGCATTGCCAGTCGCTAAAGTCAGTAAGCCGGTGTTATTCGTCTTACCGTCCATAATCCCACGAACAACCTCAGAAGTCTGACGAGGATCAGCACCGAATACAGGTAATGTACGAAACTGTGTCATCTCGCCCCTGACTTCTGAATCTCAACATCTACGCCAACAATCGTATCCCATCCAGTATCACCGGCTGTTGTCTGAACAGAAATCCTATGGAATCTACCGTTAGACCTTAGTGGGCAACGACCATCGCTGTTAGCAGCAGAATAACTGGTGTACTGCGGAGGAGCAGATAAAGCCTGACGAGTCGCTATAGCCACCGATCCGGTAGAGCCATCAACGTAAGGACGAGCCATAGTTACCATACTAGGGCCAGCATCTATATCACCCGTTGATACCGTCGCAGACATAACAGTACCGTCAAACACAATGATCTTTTGCGCCCTAACACCAGCAAATTCCAGTAGTCCACCAGCCCATACCGACGAATCTAGCGGAATATCTAACGTATCTAGGTTGTTATCGTAGTTATCTACCTGCTCTAATGTTGCTGATGGTGTAAGAATGTATGAGATAGACGTTGCATCCGTAGAAGCATAAGCCCAACGCTTTAACTGGATGTTGTAAATCAGCAATAAACTACCACCTTCCTTGTTAGGAAAGCACCAGACAGCTAGACCCTTAATCGGATCAATCGTTGCCGACATCGTATTAGCAATATCAGTCAAAACAGCCGTATCAAAGAACCATCGATTGACCTTTTCTAGTCCAATCGGCTGAACATTCTGCCCATCACAGAGATAAAACCCGTCATCAGCTAGGAAATACGTTACGCCACCGAACTGAGTGATAGAACCAGCAGAAATACACCCCAAAGTACGAGAAATAGCGTCAAACTGGAAGAAAAACGGGCTACCTGAGTACGTCATACGATAAATCGCACGTTCTAGGAACACTAGACCATACTCACCACCCGCTAAACCTGTGATATTCCCACCATCAGGTAGGTATTGAGAGTCAGACTGACTAGAAAAGCTAGGAACCCAATTTAGTTCGTTGTTAATGTCTGACCAATAAACCGTAGATTCACCACCGGAAACATTAGCAGCCACCACAAAGTCACGAACCACAGTCACAAACCTAGCTGGTGGAGCATTTCCTGTCGCTGTGATCGTCGTACTCGATACCGTCTGGCTAGAACTAACCGTATAAGTACCAGTTCCACCTACACCCGTACCATAAGCAGTAATCGTCGTTCCACCTGTGACACCAGTTCCGCTAATCGTCTGGCCTACTACAACACTTCCGTAAGCCATTGAGGAAACAGTCAACGTAGTACCTGAAATAGCCCCTGTGAACTGAGCATCATCTAGCCCATAGAAATACGCACCACCAGACAAATCAAACGATTGCAGCTTGTCTAATCCGTTTGCTACGATCATCTTTGACCCGAACTGAGTCACATCCCACGATGAAACAGCCGTGTAACCCGTAGTCGTTAACGGATCAAGTGTCGTATCGCTAGAGTCAAACTTAAAGATTTGAGTAGCACCAGCAGCAAATAGCGAGTTAGTACCAGCATATTTGCCAGCAAACGCTAACAATAACGACTGACCTGCATTAGCTGAATAATCTGCTACATCT